TATTATAAACCCAAGCTCCAACTTCCAACCATTCGTGCTCCTTCACCGTGATAGTGATTGATGGTTTGTGCTGACACCAATGCTCTTGGTATAAAGCCCAAATCTCAAGCTGTTGAATAGCTGACCTTTTCTCTCTTGTAATACTCCCCTTTGGACTTTTAACAGGGAAAGAAAATACAACGGTTTCATTAGGCTTAGTGATGTCTGGTTCCCATACCCATTCCAAATCCTGCATGAAGGTAGTCATTGGGTCTTTAGCATCCATACGTACCCTCCTTATATAATAAGGCGAATGCCGAGAATGAATACCACTTGCACTATCCACTAATTGAGAAACTGTTCCAGATGGTTTTACACAAGTAATTGATGCACTAGGATTAATGCCTATTTCTTGTGCAAGTGCCTCATTTGTGTCCACAGCTATTTTTCTTAAACTTTGTAATTGTTCTGGCTTAGGATTTGCTGTAAGGGGATTGTCCATAATACCAGTCATGCTTACGCCAAGTAGCCGTTCTTCCTCACAATTCTTCTTCCATTCCCTTGGTAAGTACTTGAAATTAGTAAGTGTTGACTGAATCGTACCCAACATGGTAGCCAGCTTCACTTTCCTTCCAATATCAGTAATTTTGTCCTCAGAACGGATAATTACTTCAGATAAGTTACAGAACTCTCGTGAACGCAAAATGATCTCTGAGCAAGGATTCGTACCAAAAGCATGAACTTCTTCATCCACAAAGCGATCTGAGAATCTTTTTGCTTGGAGAGCCGATGCTTTTGATGAAAATATGCCCCTTTCTCCAGATTTGCTATCATATAGGGCAGTCCACTCACGAAGGAATGTACCAGTAGATGGTTCGTCATGATAATTGGCAGAATTGTTAGCTAAAGCCCTCTGAGGATTCTCATGGAACCACGCTCCAGATTTTGCGTGTCGCATTTCATCATCGTCTATGTCACTTAGACTTAATAAAGCTGATCGTCTAACTCCACCAACCACGACCACTTCTGCTACCTTACACACTATATCATGACACTCTATAGATTTTAGTTTCCGACCCTTTGCTTCCTGTGCAGTCTTAACAGTAAATTTAAAAAGACTATCTAACGGCTCAGGGCCACTTGCTCGACCTCCAAATGTTTTAAGAATCGATCCTGCTTTTCTTACATTACTCAAGTCCCACTTGGGTATATGTCCTGAGTATATAAGTGCTACCAACTCCTTGAATGCTCTTGCCCATCCTAATTTTGAATCAGCAACAATAATGGTAGTATCAGTCTCATGTAACTCTGATGGAATAATAGGCAGTTGCTCTGTGTACCTTCTTTCTACAGAAAACCCTATCCCTGTGCCATTCATGAGTACGTACAGTATCTCATCAAAGGAGCGGATGCTGTCAACGTGTATATAGGCACAGTTATATCCTGCCACATTTTCTTTTTTCAGGGCTGGCCCTGCGGTCATGAGACACCGCATGGATGGCATTATCTCTAAGTTCAATATTGCATATTTCAAATCGCATACATCTATATCCATCAACTTGTAATTATAGTTATCTTTTAAGTGTTCCTTAAAGAAAAGGATGTACCGATCTACAGTTTCCTCCCAAGTCTCTCGTCTCTTCTCATCATAATTCCATCTGGAATATCGGGATAGATGAATGAACTGTTGATATTGAGTTGGTAGTTGCAATAATTTAGGTGTTATCTTCATTTGTTATTCTCCGTTAGTACTATTCTTGAATTTTTTGTTACCTTACCATCCGTTGTTTCCATAAACAACTTACCAGACTGTTCAAGAGAAGAGAGGATATAATCATACTCATTAAACCCGCCGTCAAGTAGTTTAGAAGCCAGTATTTTATGTCTTGTAACGGCCCCACCTCTGTTTGCTAAGTACTCAAGTATCTTCCTTTGCTTGTTCTGGTGTGTGCTCTCTCCCAATTCCCTTTCAAATAAATACCTTGTGCATTTCTCTGCATAAAGGGATAGGGAGACCCCTCCCATAATAGATGTTTCACTAAGGGTTTGACTCTCACTATCTAATAAATATTGGAAAAGTATCGCTGATTTCAGTACGTTAGGAGACCACCTTTTAAGAAAGGGGTCTAATATAGATTTCGTACCGTCATTAGACTCTTGGAAACGTGAAAACATATCATTATGGTAGTCCTCAAAAATCTTCCGAGCTTCAGGCGATATATTATATTCTATTGCTACAGAAATATTGTCGAGTTGATTATATATTTCGGACAATAATCTGTATGAATGTAGCTCCTGAATCTTTGTTTGCTTATGAGGAAGTGCATATGGTATCTTATCTGTCGATGGAGGTTTAAAGAGCAAAAATCGTGCCAAGAATCCTGAACCTGCATCATCCTTACTTAATAACCCTTGAAGAAATTCTATTGTTGACACTCCAGAAATACCTACAAATGGATACTGAAGTACCTTACTCCCTCTGGTTCTTGTAACATCTTCAAAGTATGTTGGTACATCATATAGCTCTGTAAGGTGCTGACGGAATCCACGATTATGGGTTGATTCCAGCATCGCCAACCATGCACCAAACTCTGACAGGAGCCATACTCCACCACCTGTTTCATCGATACGATCAATACAGGCTTCCCATGATGCCTTGTTAGGAAGTACACGCCTCATGGACTTGTACCTCTCTAATTCATTCTGTGACTCTATTACTTCATCATCATCATCTTGGGCACCATTGTCTCGCAATGAGGACACCCTCCCATCTATTTCCTTGATTTCATAGATGATCTTTTCTTCCCGATCCCTGAGCCTAGCAGAGCCAGCATTAAGGGCTGTAGTTTTGAATGATCCACTCTCTGAGATTGACAGAAACCACAGGTTGCCGTACAAAGAAATAAAATAATTAGGCGGTTTAATGGTTAGTTTAATTCCTGCGTGTGCCCCCAAGCAAGACAGGGCAGTCCCATAAATAATAGCAGAACTTGCCTCAGTTAGTTCACAGGCTTCACGCACATGATCTCTCAATATAGGGGGCATGTGAGTATCATCGAACTGATCTGGCTCTTGCTGATCCAACAAGGAGGAACATATTTCCTCCATCTGTTCAGGCTTGGGGATTACAACGTGTGTCTTCTGGTGATGTCGTAATTCAACTGATCGCTTAACAAATAATTCACTAACCTTTATACCAAGAGCCTCGCAAATAGTACGTATGTCACAGCCCGAATGACAACGCATAAGAATCTTGTCTGTTTCTAGAGTGACACTCAAGGAGGGCTTCTGGTCGTCATGCGTTGGGCAAATCGCATTGACAGTACTGCCAGACCTAGAAACCCCCTTGAGTTGGTTAATTATCTTTTGGTATACTTCCTGTATGTCATTTACTGATTCAGACTTTTCCGATTCTGTTAGGAACTCATCGACATTTAAGTTGTCAAAGTCCCACGATTTACTAAGGTCTAAGGTTGCAGTCTCAACAACAAATGGTGTCTTGTTCGCTTCAATTAAATTCAGTAGTGAATCCTTCTGGTTTTCTTTAGGAATTTTAGATAGGTAGTCAGTAACATCACCACCCTTATTCAGACTTGGTATGTTTACTACCCACAATTTAGAAACGTACTCTCTAATATGCTCGCCAGTTTCCTGAGCAAACTTCTTCCCCGACTCATCATTGTCTGGAATAATAAAGACTTGATCAAATCCGCTAAAGTATTTTTCTGGAAAGTCTGGTTGCTTCTTAAGGAGAGGAGACCACGCATTACTACCCCCTGCGATGGTTGTAGCTACAAGGTCTATGTTGTGAAGATTATCCACATCCTTTTCACCTTCAACAAAGATGATTGCTTTGTGGTCTTTAATGTCAGGCCATCTGTAAGGAACCTGCTTTACGCCGTCCCAATTCCAAACTTCCTTACCTGTGACATCTGTTCTTAGTCTCCGAAATTCCTTGTTAGGAAATTTTACTACTGTGTATAACAGCCGTCCATTTCCATCATTGTACTGATACTTTATCTGTTCCATGAAGTGCCCCACATTTTACTATTATGTACCCCTTCTTCCTGTGATCTTTATCACATCTGATTATATTAATTTTATCTACCTGAGAATCATCTCTGAACCAAGGTAGTGCGTCTTCTACTATTTTAATTAAATTGGAAATGTCTCGTCTCCGATTGTCTGGTGGGTGTACCTCTATATCCAGCCAGACTCTTTCTGTTTCATATATCATTTTGGTACCTGCAAATATAATACCACAGGCTTTCTTAAATGCCTTACCTTTGGCAGAAACATATACTCTCTTGTTTCTTGCTCTATACAGAGAGTTTACTGAAACAGGCCATGGTAGAATTGCCTCTTGGCAATCAGAATCCATGGGGTTGACCCCAATGGTATACTGTTACCGCAGTCCAAACAATCACAATTAAATTTTTCCAAATCCATGCTTCTATCATAATTAGTACCTATTTGGTGCTATATGTGGGCACGTTGAACAGAGCCTTGGATGTGCAGATGGTTCAGACACCTTCATATCTTTCAATGAAACTCCCTGAGATCACCCACTAAGTCAAGCATCGGCCTTTGTTGTATGGACGCTGGCACCCATTTAACAACCCCTCAAGGTTGACTTGACACCCTTAAATGTCTCCAAGGTAGAGCATGGGGTTTTTGTTCCCTCGCACTCCGGTCTACCTCCTTTGCGCTCACCCATGTCATATAATTCAACTGACGCTCTGGTCACAGAACGCTCCCACATAAAATTATTTATTAGTAATGACTGACTACTCGCATCCACGCTCCTCCGCCCATCCTCGTCAGTCACTTATTACGGTTTCGGATTCTTACTATAGAACCCTTGTACCCATCTTCAGTTATATATCTTAAGGTTGTCTCTATATAGAAAGAACGGTCAGGCAACAGGAGAGAAACCTGACCGTTTTGAGTGGGTGACCTCCGGGGCCGAAGGTTTCCCTTCAGCAAGAGACCATCACCCACCTTTCTAGAACGGTATGTCAGACCCCGATTCCTTTACAGGAGGAGCAGTCATAACGCTTGGGGATGCTTCAGCAGAGAATGCTGAGACATCACGCACTTCATTGTAACCGTTCTTGTTTGGGCCGTATTCTATCTTAACGAACTTGCCCTCCAGTTCACTAAGATTTTTGAGGGATTTAAGGCCAAGAGCATTAGCGTACCGGGCGATTTTCCTTTTGCCAATGCCATCTTTGACCTTACCAGCATCATCATGCTGATTGTTCATATAGATGGCCTCAAATATCCATTGCCCATCTAAGGCATCGCTACCTGAGATTTCTATAGGCATGATTATTTTGTTGTGGCCCTTTGAGTCTTGCCTCACATCAGTCAAGCCTGTCTCCTTACTGATTAAAGGGGGTTTGATTTCACAAACGTATTCACCGACAGGGATTTCAATACGTTCACGTTTGGTTTCAGCGTCCAGAGTTTCTTGAACGTCTTCAATGCTCATATTTAATTCAGAGTTTTCCATTTTTATCCTTGTTTCTGAGTTTTCGGAGTTTTGCCATCCCAAAAGCTGTCAATCAGCTTGCGGTACTCATTCCAGTCTGCTGGAATTTCCGGCGGTAAGTCGAACCGATTCTTTGCGTCTACACCCATAGAACCACTTGTGTACAGGAACCTATTACCGGACTGAATTGCCCTGCTATCTTTCCTGTTAAATCCAGAGTCGATCTTTTTGACTATGGTTTCAAACGCCACAAAAAGAATAACATCTGCCCACTCCATTACGTAAGCAGAAAGAGATTTGTGGAGCTTTAAAATGAAGGAGTCATATGGCTCCATCGTTGGTTTATTTATTGTCCTTATCTGAGTATGACAAATAAGGATTGGCTGAATGTCCTGAGTGTCTCGTAAGTAGTTGAGAGCACTAAGGAATTTGGCGAACTCGCCAGTAGTATATGCATAGCCCTTTCCGTAACCGAGTGCCTCGATATGGGGCTGTTTGTGAGAAGTACAGACTTTAGCCTGAGCTAATATTTCTAACTTGTCAACAGAATCTATGATGATTCTCTTAATACCAGACTTGGTGGTCGCTATGTCACGAAGAGTAGCCATAACGCCGTCCCATTTCTCTGAGTTTTCCTTGACATCGCCTGTAGGAACACAGTCATGAATCAAATCTATTCCAGTTTTATGGAACACATTTTCCCCTCCATCATCTGCGTTGATGACGAAAACTGGCTCTTTATCTGTGTGAGATGAACACGCAAAGGTTGTCTTACCTGCACCTGCCTCCCCCTCGATGATTAATTTTTCAGGTTTTCGCATAACCTTCCGTTTATATTTATCAAGCATTATTACCTTTGCTTAAGAGTTTATTGATTGATACCCCTTCTTTCCACATACGCCACTTATATTCTTTCCAGAGCTTAAACAACTTAGTTAAGGTCTCCTTAATTTCTGGTTCAAATATTCGCTCCGCACATCTAGGACAGAATAGGTGATTGCTTCTGTTTTTACAGTTGGACATCCACCAAGCGGTGTCCTCATCTAGCTTCCCGCAAAAACAAGGGAAATTACCATTGTCTCCCTTCTTATAACCAAGTTCATCGAACCTAGCTAGAATCCTCTTGTCCCTCTCCCTCTGTTGCAGTTCGCCATCTGTGTAAACGAGCCGTTTTTTGTTCTTCGTATTCCATGATCTCTTGGAGTTGCCCGACTGTCGATAATGCGTTGAAGATGAGGTTCCTTGTTTCATAAAAATTTTCTTCTTTTATCTGATCAAGTGCTAGATCGAGGTGTTTTTCTATTATATTCAATCTGTTGTAGATTCTTGAGTCCATTATTGAATCCTATTTACTAATTCATCCACGCCCTCAAAGTTTTCATAGTGGCATTTTTCAAAAACATTACACCACATAGGGGAACACAAAGCGTGAGTTCGATTTAAAGGCCAATAATCATTATCAATCCTACTATTTAATTCAGTAAGCAATTTATAGGCCATAAACAAATCCTCCGCCGTTAAATCTGTTTTTAGGAAGACAGGCGGTTGATCTGGTATAATTAAATGGTTCTCAAATGCTGGTATCTCAGTCAGGTTTCTCTTCTGCATCAATACTAATGCATAAAGTGCTCCCTGCATAACCCATTCGTTCTTTGCTTTTTTAGCAGGTTTGGATTGTCGCTTTACATCTATAATAAGGGGCAAATCTTGCCTCTCGGCAACAATGTCCATGTAACCTGTGGTTCGTCTGGTATGACCATCAAAGATTATATTAAAATAATACTGTGTTTCCAATGGCTTATAATTAATCCAACCCATATAATCTTCAACTGCCCTTACATGAGAATCTAAAGATTGGGTTAGCTTAATATAATCTTCATAGCCTAAATCTTTTTCCATGTCACGGAGCTTCTCTTCCATGCACTTACGGATATTACATCCATGAACGCCTGTCATGATGTTTTTTAATCCTGCTTCATAGCCTGAATCTACCAGCGTACCTGCACCTGAAAAAAAGTTATAGTTGAACGGTTCGCCTTGTACTTTCTTATACCACAATTGTTTTGGACAAAATGATGTGGAACTTGAATGACTTAGATTAATATCAGGGTGTATCATTAATTTAAATGGTTGACAGGTTCAGAAAGACCCCTCTCTGCAAGGGTACCTTCAAGTGCTTCCTGTTCCTCTGGAAGAATTTTAAAAGATAAAACTTCAAAAAGAATTTGGTTGCTGGTAAGCCATATAACAACAGCTTCACGCCCAATCCAGCGGATGCTGAATTCTCTGTGAATCTTACCACGTTCATTTGTTCCAAATGTTGATGAGTGTATCCAGCGAGAATCTGGATGGAAGTTGGCTTGTTTATCTGCTTGCCACAGCATATCTCCGACTGTCTCTAAGTCTAATTTACCCGATTCATAGATTCGTAATATCATTTTGTCTCCAAGAATTATATATTGTATCACGAAAAATACATCATAGCAAAGGGCAAGTTTATTGCGTAGCTCTGAGCTTATCCCACGCTCAACTTACCCCTCATAATACCTGTAACTTTAAGTTCCGTCTGGCATTTTCACAGATTCCTTATACAGGCTCCGTAGTAGCTGGTCAACTTCTCTTGTACAGGTACTTAGCTATTCTATAGGTTTCATTTTTTCTGTTATACGTTCCTTACCGCAATGAGGACAATATGATCTCCCTTCAGGATATACGTTCATTGCCTTGTCATGCATTAAAGCAATTGACCACCAGTTTTTACACTCACTACAAGTGAAGTGAAACAAAATTTCTATTGTATAACGGTGCGTCATTTCTCTAAATATTTTATTGCTTTTTTCATTACATCTACATCGTCTTTAAAGTGTCCTATTCCTGTATTACAATTAAGGCATAGTAATCCTCTTATTTTGCCTGTCTTATGATTGTGATCCACAGAAAGAGGAACACGAGTTCCCCCCTTACCCTTACGTGAATCTTTTTTTCTAATGTGACCTTTTTCGTTACAAATCATACAAGTTCCACCTTGTGCCTTTAACATTTTTTTGTACTCACCTAAATCTATTCCGTATTTGTAACGGAGCCTCCAGTCTACCTCTCTTTTCCTAATTCTAGGATAGTCATCCCTTCTTCGTTCCCTATGGCATTCCTTGCATTGTGAATACCTTAATCTTTGTCCTGTCCTCTTAGAGGGTTTCGTTCTTAAATAAAACTCTCCCCATTCTTTTTTCTTCTTACACCATGAACACTCATGTAAGATGCTATGATCCTCTGCCCTGAGAAGTTTTTTGTACACTATCTCCCCCTTTGGCTACTTCGCCCCCTCGCCTGTTCGTGTTGATTTTTTAACCTCTCTAAATGCTTGCGATGGGGGTTGTTAAATTCATCTGCCCTCTTAGCCCTTTCTTTGGCTAATTCTTTTTGAAGCTCAGAGTTACTGAGTCTCTCTAATTGTCCTACTCTCAGTGCCATATACCTCCCTTTCTTTTATTACTCTTTCTGGTGTTTTTAAATAACTAAAATTAATAACGTGCCTCGTCTGTGTGTCTGTCTGTGTGACCATCCTGTGTTTAGTACTCAATGGGAATGTTACTGTCCTGTTAGCTATACTTTCAATTATTGTACCATCCTCTAATTCTGTGTACCCATTGTTTGTATTAATATAAAAAATAGATGTTGCCCACTCAGAATCCTTATACTTAGGGACATATTTATTTCCAGTAGGTAGTATCCACACCCCTCTTCTTTCCTCTCTAGGTTCCTCATCTACATGGAACACAGAAGAGTATGGTTGTTGGAGTCTTAAGTTAAAATTTATCCTTATACGAAATAATATAGAAATATCTAACGCTTTATGGAATATTCTAAAATAATCTGCATAAATTTGGCTCATCGGAGTACCGTCAAGGTATACCATGTGTTTAAACATTCCGGGCGTAGGTAATATCTCAACATCTTTAGAGGACACATATGGGCTAAAGAACCACGGAAATTCTTCAGCATAGACCTGCGTTTTTAAAGTAAGAAAATCTACCTGCGGTAAAAAATCATCTATAATAGTAACATCCATACTACACCTCGTTCCACACCATTCCATCTCTGCCAGCTTGAAACCAGCCAGTGATGTACATTTTTTCACCTTCCAGCGGGGGATTACCCCTGTGCATATGAGTGAACCCTACAGGCCAGAGTAAGGTTCTCCCCACCTTTGGTTCTATTCTTAATGATTGATGAAGAAATTCAGTTTCACCTCCCTTTGTTGGAGCCTCCAGATATGTCATATAAGTTAGTATCCTGTCTAGGTATTTATATTCTCCATTTTCATAGTGCCACACATGATACCCCTCGCCTTGCTTAACCTTATGAATCTTAAATAGGTCATTAAAAATTGGGCCTCCAAATGAAATTGAATACCTATTCATGTAATGGTCAAAGCATTCCTTTAAATAATCATAATAAGCCCGACAGGGTGGAATGGGTAAAATAGTAGATACTGTAGGGAGTATATATATAGCCTCATCCCTTCTCAGGGGCAAATCTGTTCTCCCTTCTTGCAACCCTGTCTCATTCGGTTGTAAAAGATCAATAACTGTCTCATTCTTTTTAGCTAATGCATAATTTTCTACAAATTCTTCGCACAATTCGACAGGGACATTATCGTCATATATCCCTATAAATTCTTTATACTCTGCTTTCATTTAATTACCATAAATTAGAATTTATTATTAGGAAGGTTTGACCTGAAAGGAATAGATTCCATTCATGAAAGAATGATATGTATGAATATACAAAACCTAATAATATTAGTCCTTTAAATCCTACCCTATATATTTCTTTTGACATCTCCTTATCTCGCTGAGGTTTGTTAGTATGACATATTCTTTAATTATTTGTAATGTTTTGTTTTACCATCTCTAAAGTTTTGAAGAGTCTTTCCGTTTAAATTCATGAGTTGAAACTTCGATCTGCTAATAACTAAATCCTTTTGTTGTTGATCCTTCACTTTTTTACTTGGTTCAGTAGTATTTTCTAGTTTTGTATTTATTCTTTTAAAAGGGATAAGTTGAACCATAGGGTCTCCCGCCTTAAATTTTATTACCTTATCCCTAGTATTGAAACGAAGGAATGCTTTTATTTCATGACATGATGTTGGTTTCTGATCCGCATCAAGTACCCCCCAGCATTGGTCAAAGTCACTACTATATTCGTAAAATGGTTTACAGAATAAAATACTCCACCCTTTAGGTGTTTCGATTATAAATGGTGAATCGACTTTAATTAAATCCTCTGCACCTTCGTCAGAATGAAACGGACATCCGCCTACTTGCTCCTTATTGTGTGGTCGAATAATCTCTTCAGAACCAAAAAGAGGAGGCAATCTCCATGAAACCAAACCGTTATCTGCTACGTAAAATTCAACATCGTGAACCCATCTCACCATATAACCACAGTTAATAAAATCAAAAACGCCGGGGCAATATTTAAAGGTGTCGTGCTTATCGGTTACGAATTTATTCTGAGCTATCTGTCTTTCTTCAGTGAAGAAGGGTGATAATTTCTTCCACCACTTTTGACCAGATTTTGATGCTGGTAATACTGGATATAACCCTGCTAACCTCTTCATACTTTCAGATACGATTGGAGATGGTGATACTCTAATCGTTGGTGTTTTAAACATCCTTCCTCTCGCCTGTTAATAAATAGTTTAATGCATTTACTGCACCTTTCTTTTCCTTAATGCTCATATGCTTGGTGACTTGCACGTTCTCGTACAAAGCGTCCTCGATCTGCTTGATGGCAAACTCAAGACCTTCTATCCTACCTCTGAATATATCCTCGTCACGATGCTCGATCTCCACATTCTGCATATAACCTAAAGACTTTTGATCTTCAGCAAGTGATTCCTTTAAAGTATCCAATACTTGTTCCATTTCTTTCATACGTTCCTTTCTAGGAACACAGGTGAGTGTTCGCCCACATATGATCCTCTAATGTTAAATTCAAAATGTTCCAACGCTTCTTCTGGTGAGCATCCCTCGCCATATATACGGTGCTGGATAATGTCTAACACTTCCTGTGTGTCATAGCAGAATGCAGACAGGTTGATTCGCTCCACGATTCCTACTATCGCCTCGTCAAAAAACTCTCGTGGCTCTAGCATCATTAGGTCTGGATGAGTTTCTTCCCATATCTCCATACATGGGCGAAGATGGTTGTCTACTTTTTTGTCAGACCCTGCCTCCATTCTACTGCGAACATCATTCCACTCTGCTTCACGTAATTTTATTCTTCTGATATTCTCTTGATCATTAAGATCACTATCACGCTTCTCACGTTCTTCAAATGGGATACCACGCATAACACTCTTTTCGGAATCACGCTTACGCATTGCATCAAAATCATAATTCGTCAT